CAGCTTTTTCGCATATCTTTTTCAATTCCCAATTCGGCGCGAGCAATAATTGAACGGAAATTTCAAACATGAGAGCTGCAAGAGCCGCGAAGTTTGATGCAATTGAGCCGGTGCTGAAAGTTCACTCGCGCCAGCGCCACGCTCCTCCTCCGCACTTGACGGACGCTGAGAAGGTTGAGTGGAACAAGATTATCGATAGCGTTCCATCCGATTGGTTCTCGGCATACAATCTTGCAACATTAGAACACTATTGTCACCACATAACAGCTGAGAGAGAGATCAGTGAGCGGATATTGAAGGTGGTTTCAAAGAAAAATTATGACTACAACGAGTATGCAAGACTGCTACGTCATCAGATGGCGCAAACGAGGATGGTTCAGAAGATGCTAACCTCCATGCGCCTTACGCAACAGTCAGGCACAGCCGCTCCTTCGCAGTACAAGAACAAGGCAGCCACATCACCTAGCGTCACTGCCTTCGCAGATAAGACAAAGACGAATGGTGTCGAAGCACAAGAAGACTAAACAAAAAGCAGTTCGCATTGGTGACCTGCCAATGGGTGATCAGGTCATCTTATGGATTGAGGAGTTCTTGCGCGTTCCAGAAGGACGTTATGTCGGGCAAAAGATCGAGTTGCGCAAGTGGCAGAAGGATGAGATCAAGCGCATCTACAACAACAAGCACGGTACGCGACGCGCCATCCTCTCATTCGGCCGCAAGAATGGAAAGACTGCGTTGGCAGCGATGCTGGTGCTGGTGCATCTCATAGGACCAACGTATGTTCTCAATTCACATCTGTACTCCGCAGCGCAATCGCGTGAGCAAGCTGCCATTGTGTTCAATCTCGCGGCGAAGATGGTGAACCTGAATGATGATCTCGCGCAGTACATCGCCATCCGCTATGCGCACAAGGAGTTGTTCTGCAAGCTGTATGGCACCACGTATCGCGCGCTGAGCGCGGAAGCGTCTACAGCGTTTGGTTTGTCCCCAGTGTTCATCATCCACGATGAGTTGGGACAGGTCCGCGGTCCGCAGTCGCATCTCTATGAAGCGCTGGAGACGGCCACAGCAGCGAACGAACGTCCGCTGTCCATCATCATCTCCACGCAGGCACCCAATGACGGTGATTTGTTATCCATCTTGATCGATGATGCACTGGCGGAGAATGATCCACACACATTGGTGCGGCTGTACACTGCACCGAATGAAGATGATCCATTCGCAGAAGCGACCATCCGCAAGGCTAATCCGGCATTCGGAGATTTTCAGACTGCTGACGAAGTCATTGGCATGGCGAACGACGCGCGTCGTATGCCTAGCCGTGAGAACGAATATCGCAACCTCATCCTCAATCAACGGGTCGAGGCGCACTCTCCATTCATCTCGAAATCGGTTTGGCAGTCATGCGGCGCTGACACGCTCCCGTTTGAGTCAGACACGCGGTTGTTTGGTGGGCTCGATCTATCATCCACCAACGACCTCACGGCACTCGTTCTTGTCGGCAAGCCGAAGGATGCGAAAGCGTGGCATGTGCATCCGACATTCTGGCTGCCAGCCGAAGGCATCCACGAGCGCTCGCGCAATGATCGCGTCTCCTATGATGTGTGGGCGCGCAACGGCTTCCTGCATACAGTGCCTGGCAAGTCTATCGAGTACGAATATGTGGCGGAGTACATTGCCGGCATTCTCGACCGTTACACAGTGAGTGCGATTGCATTTGATCGGTGGATGTTCAAGCAATTCCGTCCGTGGCTGCTCAAGGCAGGCATCGAGGAGCGCAAGATTGAGAAGACATTTATCGAAGCTGGGCAGGGATTTCAGTGGATGTCGCCGGCATTGCGTGAGACAGAGAGCGCGTTGCTCAATCAGCGTATCGCGCATGGCAATCATCCGGTGCTGACTTGGAACGCAAACAATGCAGTGGTGATCTCCGATCCTGCTGGCAATCGTAAGCTCGCGAAAAACAGATCAACGGGCCGCATCGACGGCATGGTGGCGCTGGCAATGGCAATCGGCGTGACCGCCACGCAACTGGAAGCGCCAGAGCCAGCTTATCAAATGTTTTCGTTGTGACTTCAGCAAGCGCGGTTCAAGAGCCTCCTCGGCGCGTTCTGCTGAGACTGCCTGACCACCAAAGCATGCGCCCTGGCGCATTCGGTCAGGCAGTTCTATTCCGCATGGAGATGATCCATGGCACGCAAACGTCGCGGGATGAAAGCAGGCAAAGGCCGGTTCGTCGCGCCGTCTGGTTCGAAGAAGCGCGGTGTGAAGACGTACAGTGGGCGGCAGATGAGAGCATACTTCGTAACTTCAGGATTTTCACGTAAGCCGCGCAAAAGTAAATAAAAAAAAGGGAGCCATGGGCTCCCTCCAGTGAAGAACGACGGCACCAACTAACGCTGCTGCTGGGACTGTCCGCCGCTCGACTGTTCCATCTGTTGTAGCTGTTGCTTCGCTTGCTCAGTTAGCTGCTGGACCTGTTGTGGATTGTCCTTCGACTGCGCAATGCGATCTAGGATGGACTTCAGTTGTTGCGTGTTTTGCATGTGTCTCTCCTTCGAAGTTGACGCACTACAACGTATCGTCGCGGTATCGCGTTCCTGCCAGGGGAAAATAAACATGCCGCTCATCGTCATCAATGGCCCAGTGATTGAGGCCGGTCAAGCGCTCTCCGATTTGATTGATCTGACTGCGGACATTCCGGTGCGCGTTACCATGCCGGCAGATTGGTCGCCTGATGCCATTCTCACATTTTTAATTTCGAGCGACGGACAAGGCTTCAATCCACTGGTCTATGCTGATGGCACCTATATGGATGTCAATGTGGTGCCGGGAGCGGCGCTGATTGTTCCGGATGAGGTGGCGCAGTCTGTTGGTTTTTTGAAGTTGCATTCTGGTACACCCGACAATCCAGTACCACAAAGTGAGCGACGTGAGTTCGCGGTTGCAGTTCGACAAGGCGCGAGGACACCATGAACATCCGGGCACAGCGCGCGCTTCCTGATCCGTCCGACTACGAAGACGAAGACGAGTTCATGGCGGATTGCGTTGGTCAGCTGACGGATGACGGTGTTGATGACGACGCGGCGGAAGAAACATGCGCATTGCGCTGGGATGAACGCGCGCTCGCTCGCGCGCGACGGAAGGGTGACCCCAGCATCGGCATTATCCACAAGCGTTCACCAAAACCTCCGGATGGTGACATCCTCGAATACACGCTCAGCGACGGCACGCAAGATCGCATGGGTGACACTATCGATCCGGATGGCTGGAAGTTGCAGGCATTCAAGCGCAATCCCATCGCGCTGTTCAATCACAATCCCAACGCGCCGATTGGCACGTGGAAAAATCTGCGCGTGGAGAAATCCGCGTTGCGCGGTGAACTGGTGCTGGCCAAGGAAGGCACCTCGCCGCGTATCGATGAAATCCGTGCGCTGGTGGAGCAGAAAATCTTGCGCGGAGTGTCGGTCGGCTTCCGCGCGCTCAAGCACGAGCTCATGGACAAGGATGATCCATGGGGCGGCATCAAATTTCTCGAGCAGGAGTTGATTGAGACATCGCTGGTCGCAGTGCCAGCGAATGCTAATGCACTACAAGCTGCGAAGTCACTCGGCATTTCGGATGAAACCATGTCCATGGTTTTCCGGCGATCTAGGTCACAGCCCACGAAGGTTGTGCGAGAAGGAACAGTGAAGATTTCGACGGAGAAAAAGACCATGGCGAAGAAAACTCTCGCAGAACAGATTTCTGCGTTTGAAGCGACCCGCGCCGCGAAAGCCGCGCGGATGACGGAGATGATGGAGACGGCTGGCGAGGCTGGTGAGACGTTCGACACCACTCAGCAGGAGGAGTATGACGGGCTGGGCAAGGAGATCAAGTCGGTTGATGATCACCTCACCCGGCTGCGCGAGTTGGAGCGTATCAACATCGCGGCGGCTGTCGCTGTGAATGGCAAGGGCCACGAGGAGGCGAGCGCGTCGCACGCCATTACCAATGGCCATGCCGCAGTGCACTCGATCCAGGTGCGCTCCAAGAAGAAGCTCGACATCGGCATTCCATTCACGCGTTACGTGCTGGCGCTCGCGCGCGCGCAAGGCAACATCTTGCATGCGCATGAGATTGTCAAGGCGAACGAACAGTGGATGGCGGAGTCACCGGAGGTGGCGGACGTTCTCAAGGCGGCAGTCGCTGCCGGCACTACCACTGATCCGGCATGGGCAGGCCCACTGGTGCAGTATCAAAACCTGACTGCCGACTTCATCGAGTTGCTGCGGCCTGCGACCATCATCGGCCGCATTCCGGGATTGCGGCGTGTTCCGTTCAAGGTGAAGGTGCCAGCGCAAACTGGCGGCGCGACAGTGGGGTGGGTCGGTGAAGGCAAGGCCAAGCCGCTCTCCGCGCTCGCGTTCTCTAGCATCGTGCTGGACTTCGCGAAGATCGCGGGCATCGTCGCGCTGACGGATGAACTGGTGCGGTTCTCCTCGCCGTCGGCGGAAACGCTGGTGCGTGACGATTTGGCCGCTGCGATCACTCAGTTCATGGATCGGGAATTTATCGATCCGGCGAAGGCGGCCACTCCGGTGTCACCGGCGTCCATCACCAACGGCATCACGGGTGCCACTCCATCGGGCACTGATCAAGCCGCGTTGAAGACAGATGTGAGTGCGCTCATGGCTGGCTTCCTCGGCGCCAATTTGAGTAGCTCCACGGCCGTGTGGATCATGACGCAGCAGCAAGCAATGCGGATTGGCGCGATGCAAAATCCGCTGGGGCAACCGGCGTTCCCTGGAGCGCTCACCGCGACCGGTGGAACGTTCTATGGCTTCCCAGTGGTGGCGAGTGAAAACTTGCCAGGGTCACCTGCGACCGGTTATCCGATGATCCTCGTTCTCGCCAACGAAATTTTGTTGGCGGACGATGGCACGGTCACCATCGATGCGAGCCGCGAAGCGTCGCTGCAGATGGACAGTGCGCCTGACTCACCACCGTCAGCGACCACTGTGCTGGTCTCGCTGTGGCAGAACAATATGATCGGTATCAAAGCTGAGAGGTTCATCAACTGGCAGCGTCGTCGCGCGCAGGCAGTTGCTTGGATCGATGGTGCGAAGTACGCGTGATAAGTTGCGGCACGAGCGACTGGGAGGCGTGAATGCCTCCCGTTCTTTCCGGGAAAAATGAAATGCGAGCGTGTTGGGGTCGGGGGGGGCAGACCGGGGACCACGCTCGCACTGAATCAGAACGGCATATGAGCCGACTGATGCCAAGCCAACTCGCGTGAGCATTGTTCGTTCCCGTTCGAGAACCATGATTTCATGAACGGGATATTCTGTACAAAATAAATCAGTGTCATTGCTAGTTTACATTAACATATTGAAATCATTGAACTTCTATGAAATTGTCACCGTAGTTAGACTTTTCCCGTTGAGCATACAGAACTCGAGGAGGAGGCGATGCGATATGAGACCATTCGATTGCGCGCGCTCACCGCGATGCATGTGACCGAAGCGAACGGAGTGCATCGACAAGTCAAGCCGGGTGATGAATTCGAGGTGCGTGATCAAGACAGCGAGCGATGGGAGATGTTCAAGATCGCAGAGCGTATCGATAAGCCACAACAAATGAGTCACCCAGAAGCTGCCAGCGAACCTGTCAAGCGTGGTCCAGGCCGTCCGCGCAAGGTTGATACTGAAGGCGGCAGTTACAACCGTTCCGATTTACGAGCCAATGAAGATTAATTTTCCAGCACTATTCACAGGACTGCAGCGCGCGGTGTTCGGCGCGGAAGTGTTCCGTGCTAATGGCACGCCAATGACAGCGGAGCAGTTGCTGTCATCGATGGACCGTGGCAACACCTGGTTTCCGGTGGTGCGTGAGCCGTTCACTGGCGCGTGGCAACGCAACATCTCGCTGACACAGCCCGATAGCCTGTTGACGTTTTATGCGGTGTATGCGTGCCTGGAGCGCATCGCGTCGGACGTCGGCAAATGCCGGTTGCGTTTGGTCGAGGAGAATGCGATTGGGATTTGGAATGAAGTTGAGGTGGCGGCATTCTCGCCTGTCATCCGCAAGCCCAACCATTATCAAAACCGAATTCAGTTCTATGAGAACTGGGTGCTGTCGAAGCTGATGCAAGGCAACACCTACGTGCTCAAGGAGCGTGACAACCGCAATGTCGTCATTGGTATGCATATCCTCGATCCTTGGCGGGTGCGGGTCTATCAGACACCGCTGGGCGATGTGTATTATGAACTTGGCAGCAACGGCAATATGGGGCCGAGTGAGATTGACAGTGAGGAGGCGATACGGCGGATGATCCCGCAAAGTGAGATCATCCATGACATGTGCACGGTGAAGTTTCATCCGCTGTGCGGAGTGTCACCGCTGGTTTGCGCGGCGATGGCAGCGGGCCAAGGCATGTCAATTCAGAATTCGTCCACCCAATTCTTCACCAACCGCGCGTTGCCAGGCGGCATCCTCACCGCTCCGGGTGAGATCAAGGAAGCGACTGCGCGACGCTTGAAGGAATACTGGCAAAACGAATTCATGGGTAACAATCTCGGCAAGATCGCGGTGCTGGGTGATGGCTTGAAATTTGAACCAATGATGGTATCGGCGCAGGAGAGCCAGGTCACTGAACAACTGGGGTTGACGGCGCAGATGGTTTGTAGCGCGTTTGGTGTTCCAGCCTACATGGTGGGTGTTGGTTCACCGCCGTCATACAACAACATCGAAGCGCTTAACCAGCAATACTACTCGCAGACACTGCAGAAATTTTTCGAGGCGATTGAATTGGGATTGGATGAAGGGCTGGGACTCACGGAAGTCACCGATCATGTCTATGGGACGTGGTTTGATCTCGATGACTTGTTGCGGATGGATACTCAAACGTTAGTCGAGACAGAAGCCAAGAGCATCGGTGGCGGCTTCAAGTCGCCGGATGAAGCGCGCAAGCGTCTCAACCTTGGTCCTGTCGCTGGCGGCAACACGCCATACTTGCAACAGCAGAATTTCTCATTGGCGGCGCTCGCCAAGCGTGATGCGAAGGCTGATCCGTTTGCGAAGGGTGGCGGCACTAGCGGCGGTGGTGCGCCATTCGGAGGTGATGGAGGCGATGAGGCTCCGCCACCTCCACCTCCCAAGACAGATGATGATGAAGCTGAAGATAAGATGATTGCGACGGCAGCGATTATGCAAATCGCGTCGTGGGAATTGAAATCAGAACTCGCGCGCTTGAATGGAACATCGTGAGATAAAGGCAATTGCCGCTGGCTTCGCGCCAATCGTCCATGCCCATTTGCAGGACGCGATTGCGAAGGTCATCGCGCCGCTGGCGCAGCGGATTGCTGAGCTCGAAGCGCGCGCGCCAATGGTGGGGCCACAAGGCGCAGCAGGTCAAGACGGTCAAGAAGGACCACCGGGACCGGCTGGCGAGCCAGGACCGGCTGGGCCTCCGGGACCAATCGGGGAGCGTGGTTTAGATGGCCAATCCGGTGGGCCAGGGCCAATGGGCGAACAAGGG